GCCCTGGGTGGGGAGACGATTGCAGCCCGCCTTGGCATCGGCGCGACGTGCCAGGAGTGCGGGGGCGACTTCTTTGCCAGACTCAGCACCGCCCGGTTCTGCGAGCCCTGTAGGCAGGAGCGAACGCAGGAAGCACTGAGGAAGCGCAAAGAGACGTTGAAGGCCAGCCACCAGGCCAAGGCCTGCGACATTTGCCGGGTGAGCTATACGCCGCTCGTGTCGTCACAGCGCTACTGCGCCGGATGCAAGAGCCAGGACTTAAGGCTTTACGAGTGCGGTGGCTGCGGGTGCGAGTATGTGGCAGCCGGGCGGCAGAAGTACACACGGCGATGCGACGAGTGCAAGACGGCGCAGAGGCAGGCAGGATAGGAGACACCATGGCCAACAATGCAGCGGAGAAACGGTTTTGGACCTGGACGTTTGCCGAGCTGGAAGTTTACTTCGGCATCCGGCGGGGCGGAACGTCCTACTACCTCAAGCGCAAGGACTTCCACCCGGAGATCCTCGGCGTCGTCAACCCCAAGCAGCTCGTGGACACGGCGACTCATGCGGGCTTTGTGCCGATCCGGATGGGCGAGGACGGCAAGCGGGTGATTAACCGCCAGGTCGAGAAGATGCTGGGCGGGATTCCCTGGGACGTTCTTGATAGGGCAGTGAAGGCCTTGGAGCAGGCTGACAGGGAGCAAAAGACAGAGGTTCACCGGACCTTCATGGCCGTGCAGCGCCGATCCCCCTTGGACACCCTGGACGGGATCGCGAGCCGGCTGAACATCGGCGTGGCGACCCTCTACCGCCATCTCCGGAGCGCCCTGGACTTCGTGGACTGGTATCTCGACAACGAGGCCGAGGGATGGCCGGAAGGGGCTGAGGTAAGTTGATAGATTAAGTGATAGGTAACTTGATAGACCATGTGATAGATCAAGGTGCTATTGTGTCAGTGTGGTCGTTCGCTACGCGGCGGCGGTCACTGGCTCGTCATTCTCCTCATCTCCCGCTCAAAGCAAAGGCCCTCGCACCTCGCGGGGGCTTTTTGCGTTTCTCCGAGGTGCCCATGGACACTCCGATCTACACCAAGCCCTGCCCCGAGTGCGCCGAGGTATTCCGAGTGTCGCGCCATTGCTGCGTGCGGTGCGATGGAGAGGGACGGGTGAGAGCGGTATGAGATGCGCTGGCTGCGGACAGGTCGCCATCCTCTTGCCGCTGAGGATCCGTGGCAAGGCTGTCATGGTCTGTCATCCCTGCGTGACGAGCGGAAAGCTGAAGCTTTAACTTCCCCGAGGACCTCCGGGGGACAGACGGCGAGGGCGGCAACCCTACGTCGTCACTTCTTAGGGGCTGGAGAGCAATCTCCCTGGTCATTCTTAATCGGTCGGCCTGCGAATCGACGCAGGAGTTACCCCAATTCTATTTACTTCCTACCGCACCAAAACGAAGCGTTGGTGGGACAGTGGGACCGGCTAGGGCAGCGTATCGCGGTAAGACCCCACGGCCGAATGGAACGGTTAGTCGGTCCTTTCATCTTGCGAGGCGAGCTGGTGCCCGCTACGGCGCCCCGTTCGATCCGGGAGCCTCGCCCAACTAGCCCCGAGCGTTTCGGGGTGTACCGCTGCCGGGTGTCGAGAGCCCGCGCGGGATGCCATCGAGAGTGGTGGTAAGAGGGGGGCCGCTCCGGGGGCGATGGGGCGGCCCCTACTTTTTTCAGTCTCCCGGGGAAGGCCGCTACCGCCAGGACCGGGACGGGGGGACATAGCCGGACGCTAGGCTGAGGCGGTGGAACGCCGAACGGTAAGATCCCGCCCCCCAAGTTTGATGAGGTGCCAGATGACCCAGCCTGAAGCCTGTCGGCACCCAGGTAAGCCCGAGTTCCGGTTTAAGTGGGTTCCATTCGGGATCATCTACCGGGCATGGTGTCCGGCCTGCGGGCTGGAGACGGGCGGGGAGAGTCGGGACGCCTTGGCAGTGTTCGAGGAGTGGATGGTGGACCCGAACCAGAAGGCGGGCGGGTAGGGCCGGTTCGCTGGCGGTAGGTGAGGGAGGATTGAAATGGTCAATCAGACAGTGTCGCTTGAGCAAACGATTGCATTCTTGAATGGGTTGGTGGATGCCGATGAGGCAGCAATCCTGGCGCTGATCGGGCAACGAGTGCCTTGCAATGAGGCCATGCTGAACCATCCCACTGTGCAAGCCGGAGTTGATGAGGGCGTTGCCAACGTCGGTTTTCTAGGCGTCCTTAACGGGCTCTTCGGAACCATTGATGGCGGGCCGTTTGATGGCTGGGGACCGATCAAGCTTACCTACGGGCCGAACGAGAGGGCACGGTTTAGTCTCACGTCGTAGCCTGCCAAGGTCGACCTTATCCAAGCCCCTAGAGCGCACGCGAGCGGACTAGTCTATGCAATCCCTCACCCGAGACAGGGAAGAGGGGCGGAGGGGGCTGTGAGAGGGCAGGGGGTGGCCTTAGTTTCCCCCGGCGAGGTAATTTGCGCGGCTAGACGGGGGCGCGATCTTTTCCTAGACACAGACAGCCCATGGGGGGTTCCGGTACCAGAGGAGTTTAGGATGGCAACCCAAACCGAGATCGCCAAGCACCTTGACCTCAGCGTCCGGAAGGTTCGCGACCTGATGGCTGACGAGATCATCCCGAAGGATGGCTCCCTCGATGAGTGCCGGGTGGCTTACATTCGCAGCCTCCGCGAGAAGGCTGCGGGCCGCGGCATGAGCGGAAGCGGCGACTACGAGTCCGAGAAGCTTCGCCTCACCAAAGCCCAGGCTGACAACGAGGAGCAGAAGGCCCGCAAGTCGGAACTTGAGGTCAAGGTGCTTGAAGCATCCCTGATCCGCGCCGAGGACGTTGATCGGGTCTGGGGAGGCATGATTGCCGCCGCCCGGGCAAAGTTCCTGGCGATTCCCAGCAAGGGCGCGTCCCTGGTGCTGGCGGCTGAATCCCGAATCGAGGCGGAGGACATCTTGCGCGGCCTCGTCTATGAGGGCTTGCGAGAGCTCGCAGAGAAGAGGGCCGAAGACTATGCAGGAAGCGCTGAGGAATCGGATCGAGAGGAACAGGGCGATCTGGCTCCCGCCGCCGAGCCTGACGGTGACGGAGTGGGCAGACACGACGCTCCGGCTAAGCCCCGAAGACAGCGCCGAGCCCGGGCAGTACAGTAGCGCTCGCGCCCCCTACCAGCGCGGGATCATGGACTCGGTTTCCGATCCGACGATTCCCGAGGTAGTGGTCCAGGCGTCGGCTCAGGTCGGCAAGACCCTGATCCTCAAGGGGATCATCGGCTACCACATCGACCAAGACCCAGCTCCGATCCTGATGGTGCAGCCCACCGTCGAGATGGCAAAAACCTTCTCCAAGGATCGCCTGGCCCCGATGGTGCGCGACACCCCGGCGCTGCGTGGCAAGGTCAAGGATCCGCGCTCGCGGGACAGCGGAAACACCGTCCTTCAGAAGCAGTTTCCGGGAGGGCACATCACCCTGGCCGGGGCCAACGCTCCCGCGGGCCTCGCCTCGCGTCCCATCCGCGTGGTCCTGCTGGATGAGGTAGACCGCTTCCCTCATTCGGCAGGCTCCGAGGGTGACCCGGTATCGCTCGCCAAGAAGCGCACGGCGACCTTCTGGAACCGCAAGATCGTCATGGTGAGCACTCCGACGCTCAAGGGCCTCTCGCGCATCGAGGCGGCTTTCGAGCACTCGGACCAACGGCGCTACTTCGTGCCCTGCCCGCATTGCAAGCACTACCATGTGCTGGAGTGGGGGAATGTCAACTACCCCGAAGGCAAGCCGGAAGAGGCGTGGATCGCCTGCCCGGAGTGCGGCGGGGTGATCACGGATTCCGACAAGCCCCGCATGCTTCGGCTGGGGGAATGGCGGGCGACGGCAGAGTTCCGCGGAACCGCCGGCTTCCACATCAGCGAGCTTTACTCGCCCTGGCGGAAGTTCGGTGATGTGGCCTCGGACTACGAGCGAGCCAAGGATCATCCGGAGCAGCTCAAGACCTGGATCAACACTTCGCTTGGCGAGACTTACGCCGAGAAAGGTGAGGCTCCAGACTACCAGCACCTGGTCAACAAGCGGGAAGATTACCCGGTCGGCAGAGTGCCGGCGGATGCCCTCTTCCTGACCGCGGGCGTGGACGTCCAGAAGGATCGCCTTGAACTCGAGGTGGTTGGCTGGTGCCCTGGGAAGCGCTCTTACTCGGTGGAGTACCGGGTGATCATGGGCGACACCGAAAAGACTGGCGAGGATGGCCCATGGGCCGAGCTTCGGGAGCTTATCGTGGGCGGCCAGTGGGAGCACGAATCGGGCGCCATGCTGCCCTTGCGGTACACGGCGATCGACTCGGGTTACCGGACGACGCTCGTCTATGACTTCTGCCGCTCGGTGGGCATGGCGAAGGCCGCGCCCATCAAAGGACAGGACGGACAGCCGATGGTCATCAGCCAGCCCAGGCCGATCGACCGGAAGAAGGATGGCAAAAAGGCCTGGCGCGGGCTCAAACTCTACACGGTAGGGTCCTCGCTCATCAAGGGCGAGGTCTACGGCTGGCTTGGGCTCTCCAAGGCCGAGGACGGCACGGCGCCCCCTGGCTATATGCATTTCCCGCAGTACGAGGAGCGCTACTTCAAGGAGCTAACCTCGGAGCAGGTGCAGATCCGCATGGTCAAGGGCGTCCCCCGGCAGGTCTGGGTAACGACCCCCGGCGTGCGAAATGAGCCGCTCGACTGCCGAGTCTATGCGAGAGCCGCAGCGGCCATCGTCGGTATGGACCGCTATCGAGAAAGGGATTGGGACGCCTTGGCAAAGCAATTCGGACCCGTCCAGAAGCGCAAGGAAGCCCCTAAGAAGGCTCCCGAAGCATCCCAGGAACCGGAGAGCCGGGAAGCACCAGCAGAACCGAAACAGGAACCAAAGAAGCCGACGCGAAAGCGCCGGTCTTCTTTTTGGGACCGCTACCGAGACCGATAGGAGGCCGTCATGGCATGGACCCAAGATCAGCTTCGAGCCCTTGAGATGGCCATCGCCCAGGGTGTGGTTCTGAAAGAGTACCCGGACGGCACAAAGACGCAGTTTCGGTCGCTCGACGAGATGATCCGGATCCGGGACATGATGCGCCGGGATTTAGGTGTCACGAAGAAGGGCAGCGGCCGACGCTACGCCTCGTTCAGCAAGGGGTTATGACGATGAATCCACTCGACAAAGCGATCGCCGTCGTCTCCCCTCGCTGGGCAATGCGCCGGCTCCAGTACCGCCATGCAGCGCAGGCGCTCGACAAGCGCGTCCGGAACTTCGAGGCGGCGAGCAAGGGCAGGCGCACCGATGGCTGGCGGACCTCGGGAACCAGCGCGAACGGGGAGACAGCGAAGGGCGCGACCCTCACCCGTAACCGCGCCCGCGACCTGGCCCGGAACAACGCCTATGCGGCCAAGGCCCTGACGGTTATCACGTCCAACACCGTGGGAACGGGCATCAGCGGGCAGGCCCGCGGCCCCAACAAGGCCCGAGTAAAGCAAGCCGCGACCCTCTGGCAGGAATGGGCGGAAACCCCCGCCTGTGACTTCGAGGGTCGTCACGACCTCTCCGGCCTGCAATCGCTCGTCATGGAGACCGTGGCTCGGGATGGTGAGGCGATCATCCGATTCCGGCGAGACAAGAACCTCAAGACTCCGCTCCAGCTTCAAATCCTCGAGCCTGATTTCTTGGACATCACCCGCACGACCGGCGACAACGGAAACCCCATCATCCAAGGCGTCGAGGTGGACAAGGATACCGGAAAGGCTGTGGCGGTCTGGCTCTATGAGCAGCACCCCGGCGATACCGGATGGCTCGGAAAGCTCTCGCTCCGGCGAAGCAGCCAGCGCGTACCGATCGATCAGGTTGCTCGCGTGTTCCGACAGGACCGCGCCGGGCAGCTTCGAGGCGTCTCCTGGCTGGCTCCCATCATCATCCCGTTGCGGGACCTGGACGAGTTCGAAGACGCTCGCCTGATCGCTCAGAAGATCGCGGCATCGTTCGCCGTGTTCGTCCACGATGCGACGGACGCGGAGATGCCGGGGACCTCGGATGGCAAGGATTCGGATCGCCTGGAGCGCATCGAGCCAGGGATCGTGGAGTACCTACCCCCCGGCAAGTCGGTCAGCTTCGCGGAGCCGCCCTCGGTGGAAGGCTTCGGGGAGTTCGTGCGTGGCGTGCTCCGAAAGGTGGCCGCCGGCATTGGGATCACCTACGAGAGCCTGACCGGCGACCTCTCGCAGACCAACTTCAGCGGCGGCCGGATGGGCTGGATCGAGTTCTACCGCAACATTGAGTCCTGGCGCTGGAAGATGCTGATCCCTCAGATGTGCATCCCTACCTGGGAAGCGTTCAAGGATGCGGCCCGGTATGCGGGTCACGACCTCTCCGGCGTGGAGATGGAGTGGACCGCCCCTCATCGAGAGCTCATCAACCCCAAGGAAGAGATCGCGGCGATGCTTTCCGAGGTCCGCGCGGGCTTCAAGAGCCTATCCGAGGTCATCCGTGAGCGTGGCTACGACCCCGAGACGGTGTTTGCCCAGATCGCGGCAGACGTAAAGAAGCTGGACGAGCTGGGCCTGGTGCTCGACTCCGACCCGCGCAAGACCACCCAGCAGGGCCAGCCGCGAGACAAGGCCCCGACCCCGGCCAAGGCGCCGGAGACCTAGCGAGGTAAAGCATGTCCAA